GTGATGTCGATTTGATTGACCGCCGAACCCGTTGTCTGGAAGATCACCAACTCGTTGCCGTTGGCGTCGTTGATGCCAGTAGCGTCGTCGAACTGGGCGTCCTGCCCGTTGAAGTCGATGGGCACCGACATCGTCAGAGCGGCGGCTGTCAGAGACATCCGCAACGATGCCGAGGAGTAGAAGTCCATCTGATCGTCTGTTGCCGAGACGATGTACGTGTCCCGGTCGTTGTCTAGCGCGACCCGTGCGACGTTGTTCGTCGCGTCTGCGACGGCAAGAGGGATGTCGTCGGTCCCGTCATAAATCTTATAGATAGCGTTCGATGCTGTGCTATCCGCCCAGATCATCCACGTCTGAACATAGGACGGCTGCGTCGATCCGCTGTGCATCGTGTTCTGCGCGTCCCTGAAATCGTTCAGGTCACTCGCGAGGTCTGTACCCGACTTGGTGTTCGGGTTAATGGTTCCGAAGTCGTTCTGTGCCATGCCTAGCCCTTTCGTCTAGTCGTTTATACCTTAAAAAACCGGGGGGCGCTAGGTTCCGCGTTCCCTGCCGTACCCAATTGCTTGCCAGTCGAACGTCCGGCTGACTGCTGTGCCGCCGCTGTCTCTGAACGTAATATCAAAACCCGTCCGGGCTTTATTGGTGACTTCCCAATAATCCCCTTGTTGAAGGTCTTGCGCGTTGATCGTGACCGACTTCAATACCCGGAAGTCCGGGGAGAAGGCGACGGAGTACGTCCCTGCCCCAGAGGTGAGGTCTTCGCCGCTGGCTACCCTGTCCGGCATATCAATCGTGACCGACAGCCCGTCGATGGTCGGTGACACCCCGGCGTTGGCGGTCGCCAGCCGTGCGCGGAACTTTAGGTGGCGTGCTGTGTAGTCCCCGACTGCGAACGGACGCCACCCTTCATAGGACGGCGTGGCGCTGTCAGCGATGGAGTAGTTGACCTGCAACTCGACGAACGTATTGTCCGTGGACCCACCCCCGGCGAGCGTTGCGACCTCTGCAAGAGTATCCCACGATCCCATAAAGTTCAGTAACGATGCGACACCGGCATTCACATCCGCCGTGACGCGAGACGTATACACCTCGGACAGATCGTTCTCTCCGAACTCGTAGAAGCCCTCCGTCTCGAACCCCTGACCGGTTCCGTATGTCAGGGTCGTGACCGCAGCCAAGGTCGTCCAATCCGCCATCACGCCAGCCGATGCAAGCTGCAACTCAGAACCGTTCAGTGATACATTCGTCTTCGTACCTGTGAACAGCGGGTCTTCCGTCTCTGTGACGATCACGTTCACATTGTCCGGGTCTTCCAGAGACGCATTGATATACAACGCCGCCGTGGACTTGTTGCCGAGGTAGTCCACTGCCTTGATGGCGTATGTGCCGTTGCGGGTGGGGATCGTGTACGACCGCGCTTGTCGAGGCACGTCAGAGGCGAGAGGCACCATCCTCGACCAGTCCGTGATATCCTGTGATGCGTGATACCTGATCTCGTAGTGCGTGACATCAATCGCTGGCGTGTACGTCCACTCTAAATATGAATGCGGTCCGACTGTGTTCATGGTGAACGTGTCCACCGCATCCGGGTTTGCCGTTGCCCCGATGACTACGTGTTCCGACACCCGCGTCCATTCGCTGACACCACCCACGGCGTCAATAGCGCGAACCTCGATGTCATACGCCTCACTCTGCTCGACAGGCGTCAGGTAGAACTGCCGCGTGTCTGAGGATACGCGAGGCGTGTATATGTAGCGGCTGGTCGACCCGGATTTGCGGAACCGAGCCTGATACTCCTCGACCCTCGTCACTTCCCCGTTGAGCGGTGACGATGCTGCCCCCGGCACAAAGTACACTTCAATCCCGATCTGGATGGACCCGTCCGCAGCCCGGCGAAGGGCGTCCTCGTCGGAGACCACGTTCGTGATGACCGGTGCCGGAGGACCGGTAAAGGACTGCGACACCGGGTCGGACAGCAGCGACGTGTATGCAGGGATCGACGTATCGGCGTTGTAGATGTCGGATGCATAGGGGACTGCCGTGATGGTCGCTGCGAGGTCGTCTTCTGGCTCGACCGCAGTGACAATAAGTTCAAGGCTTTCTTCCGTCGTTATGCCGAACTCGAACAGGTCTCCGACTGCCATCCCCGTCGCATATGCAACGGTGATCGTCGACTGCGTTCCGGGCGCGTTGGTCACAGTCTGGACATTACTGGTGCCGTCCGACTGGCGCACGCGGATCGAGTACGACAAGCCGATGGTCATCGTCACAGGCTCGTCCAGTGTGATGTCGTTTCCGCTGACTGCCGTCAACCGCCCGAAGCCCTGCCCGATCTGCGGGACATCGTGGTTGAACCGGATCAGGTCGCCGCGTGTGCAGACGATGTGTTCGATGTCCGTCTGGAACGTGAACGTCTCCGGGCGCAGCCTGATCCCGGCGAGATAATAGCGAGCGGCGCGGTACACGTTGTCGGCATTCGTCTGTCCCGCCAACTGCAAAACCTCGAACCGGGTGGCGTTGGTGCTGTCGAACCCGTCGTCGTACACGATCCGCTCGTCTTCCCGGTATTCCTTGTCCTCGTTCAGGAAGCGGACCCGGTAAGCGTGCGGTGTCTCGATAAAGTCGATGCGCCCCCGGAACCCGCTGGTGTTGCGCGGCGTGAAGTGCTGGGCGATGGTCGAGCGAGGCTCGTCGATGATGACGCCCCATTGATCGTCGATGATACGCGGGGATGCACGACCGGCGGCTGCAACATCTTGAAGCAACGCACGGACGGTGTTGCGGTAGTCGATCACTGAGTTGTACGTGAAGCCCTCGGTCTCGCAGAACTCATACCACTCTCCCAGATTATCGTCGTCTACCTGTGACGACGGCACGGCACTCTCGTTCGGCGCTCCCGTCAGGATATAGCGGAAAATCGCCGCCGGGTTCGATGATGTGCTGGTGGACACGGTCCAGCCGGAGCCTGTCCATGTCGGTATCTGCAACGAGACAATGGCGTTCAACTGATCCACGACGCCGTTCAACTGGTCGGATGCCCGGATGCGGTACGCCGATTTCGCGATACCAGCCAGATTGATCGGGTCTTCGTTCTTGAAGGACCGCAGCGCCGACCATACCGTCTGGTCGCGTCTGCGGTCGTTGGTCTCCCCCAGCGTCACCTTCAACCGGATGTCGTAGGTGTCTCTGGTCAGGCCCGTCAGGCGGATCGCTTCGCGCTTCACCTCTGCCGTATTGTCGGTGTACTCGGTGGTGAACCACGAAGTCCACGACACGTCTCCGACCGCTTGATACTCTGCCGTGACCGTGACCGACGTGTTCGTCCGGTTGCCGTTGGTGTCGAAGAAGACAAGCCCCTGCGGCCATGTAATCGTGATGCCGAGTTCATCGACCTCTCCATCCGTTCGGCGGGTCTGGAAACTGTCCGACAGGGTGATATTGAGGTCTTCTTGCGTGGCGTCGTTCGGGTATAACGTCAGGGTGTCCACTGTTCCGGTAAAATCGTCCTCGCTCTCGACATCCTCGAAGTTGCCGATGGGCGTGTTGCCGATCCGAACGTCAGAGACGCTGACCGGACCATACCCCCAACAGACGACGAAACGAAGGTACTGGTCGTCGCCGACGACTTCAGTATACGGGGCTGCGCCGTAGGGAGGGATGACCTTATGCGTCCCGAGGACGACCGGGATCGGCCCGAACTTGTTCGCCCGGTTGCGTGCGCCAGTGATCGAATACGTAGGGCTTTCCTTCGCTTGATTGGAGCGGAAGTTGTCGAAGCCGAAGGATGGTGCGGAAGGGGCAAAAAGAGCCGCCCCGATAGCAGAAATAGCCGCCCCCGCGACGCCCGCCACTGCGCCGCCGATTGCGTTCGCTGCCGCTGTACTGAACCCTGCTTCGACTGCAAGCCCTGAGACATATGGGGCGATTACTGCCACCGCGACGATGGCTGCAATGGCGATGATTGTCTGTTTGCCACCGCCGCCGCCGCCCCCGGCAGGGAGGGCGCGGATCGTAACCCGTGCACCAGCCTTCGGGCGGACGGCGTGCCATAACATCGGGTCAATGTAGTGATCCTCGATAAAGATCGAGGCGTACTGCCGCAACTCCTCCATCGGCTGCACCCGGCAAAACAAATCCTCCAGTGTCTGACCTTGCAGCGTCGAGAACTCAATCCGGTCGCCGATCTTGAACGGGTTCGGCAGTGCGACGACTTTGATGTACCCGGCGGCTTCAGATGTAGGTCGGACAATCAGCGATCCATCAGGCAAAGCGATAGGCTCCTATGACGCGCCGGTTCATCGGCTGTTTGCGGTAGTCCACTATAACAGAACCGCACCCCTCCTCGATATGTAAAACCTTACCCGGTTCGACGACCATGCCGACATGGAGAGGCAGCTTCCGGCTTTTATAGAGCGCCCACATATGCAGAAGGTCGCCTTCCTTGGCGTCTGTCAGGTCGATGGGCGCAAAACCCTCCATATAGGGCTGTGGCGACGCTTCTCCTTTTTCCGCCCCTACCTCTATCTCATCGTGTCGAGGCAACTGTCGCCCCCATATATCGCGTGCGACTAGACGGACAAGCCCCCAGCACGAACAGCCGTTACGATCAGAGCCGTGCCACTGGAAGGGGATGCCGACATAATCGTTCGCCCACGACATCAGAATAACCCCGGAAAGGTGGACGGAGTGAATGATCCGGCGGGGAACGGTTCGGTCAGGAAGGTGTCGATGATGAGGTCGAACGACATCTCGTTCGCATCGTAGCGAAGATTGACGACCTCGAAATTCGAGTACGTAGCGAGCGCGGTGTCTGGGTCGCTCGCCTCGATCACCGTGATAGTCGCCTTGGCCCGTTGATCGCTTCCGGCGATGGTGCGAACCTCGTCGATCAGAAGTCGGGTCACGTTAACGACGCCTACCTGTAGCTTCGGTTGAAACTCCTCGGTGTCCGGCGGCAGAACGACGCTGAACGGGAACGCCGTATATACGTTTCCGTTCGACGTGATGTTCTCGGTATTGTTTACGATCCTGACCGTCGTGAACGACGGATGGGTGATCTCCATCAGAACGAGGAACACGCTGCTGGTCGTCTGTGCGTTGATCGCCGAGACGACGGCTGTCGGGACGCTGCGTGACATTAGTTAACAATCTCCAGTTTGAAGGACACGCGCCAAAGCGCAGCGCCGGATGATCCACCGACAAGCGCCCGTGCGGTGGGCGGCTCAACGAACCGGCACGCCGCTGTCGAACCGTCACGCGGATCGAGCATATCGAACTCATCCGCTCCTTGGTTGATGGTTGTTTCATAGAACGTGTTGAACGCCGCGAACTGCGTGTCACTCAGCAGCATGGTGCCGGACAACGACCGGGTCGCTGACGTGAACCGCTTGCGCTGCTTGGACGGACCGGCGTCGACCGACGAGCGAAGGAACGCCTGTTGACGGGTTTCTTGCAGCCCGATCTCTTGATAGTCAGGAAGGGAACTCGGCCACGCTGCCATTATGCTCTCCTCGTCACTTCTGGCCTGATGTTGAATGTTTTACTAATCGCACCGTACACGGTCCCGCCGCCCTTGATGTCCTGTGCCACGGCTCGCTTGATGAGGACTTCGATGTTCGGCCCGTTCTGTGATGTCTCCACCTCGCCGCCGTTCTCGTTGACGATGTTGACGTTGACAACAGGCGGCGTGCCTTCAACGCCGAGGTTGCCGCCCGGCCCCCGCTTTAGCGGCAGGATCGCTTCCGGCCCGGCCTCGCCCATCATCCCCATGCCGTTCTGCATTCCGAACATGGCCGGACCGCCGACAACGCCGCCCTTCGCGAACATCTTAACCCCGTTCGAGAATGCGCCGCCTTTGGCGTTTGGCGGTGCGTAGTACCCGACGGTCGCATCCGGCATCGCTGTTCCCCCACCGAAAAACCCGCCGAAAAACCCGGACAACGCACTCGACAGGAAACCGGCGATAGGCTTCGACACGGACTGCTGGAAGACGATCTTCGCGATGTCGGAGATGATCGACTGCGCCATATCTGAAAATGCTGCTTTTGCGTCTTTTGTGCCATCTATGATCGACAGGAATGCCCGTTCAAACGACGACCCGATGCTGTCCGCAGCGCGTTCCATCTCCCGCTCCGCTTCCTTCTCCAATCGAATACGTTCATCCAGTGACCGACGAGCCGCCGCCAGTTTTGCCTTCTCAACCCGTTCAGTGAGTTCTTCTTCCCGCTTCAACCGTGCTTCAATACGTGCGTTCGCCGCCGCAATATTTTCTGATCCTGTAATACCGAACCCTTCGCGACCTTCGATGCCGTAAGTACCTGATCGGAGCATCGGTGAACGCAGCCGCCCCGCTGCCACCGCTGCCGCACCCGTGGTCCCCCCTGCCCCGCTTGCCTTGTTTTTAAGGTTCTCGATGGCGCTCTCCAGCGCATCTAGTTGGGCGTAACTTTGCCTCGCTTGTTCCACGGCCTCGTAAATTTTTGGGATCGTGGATACATCCAGATTGCCAGACTGAACCTCTTTGTCGAACGCATCAATGAAATGCTCCATCGTAACCCGGCTGGCGATCATGGACGCATTCGTCGCCGCGTTCATAAATTCGGTGCTTTGCCCCATGAACGGGGTCGATCCGGGCGCTCCGTCTACCCGAAGCGCCGACGAAAGGTCGGCCCCTACATCAGAAATACCCGCTCCGAGGATCGCTTGCTGCGCTGTCAACTGCGACAGAGACAAACTCTCCATCCCCGCCTGTGCTTGCTCGTACGCGGACTTCAAGTCAGTAAACTTGCTGATCTGTATTTCGACGGCTTTCGTGACCATGTTCAGCGCATCAGCAAAGTTCTCTGACGCTTCTTCGGCGTCCTCCGCTTCCTCGGTGAAATCAAACATCAGAGGGAGCAGGGACGCCATCGCACCAGCCGCGACACCAAGGACAGCGCCTAGAGGTCCGAACCCGCCAAGCAACTGGGGAAGCTGTTGTCCGAGGGTCCGGGTGATAGGGACGCCCATTTGCATCTGGACAATAATGTCCTGAAGCTGGAACGAAGCGTTCTGGATACTTGGCCCCGCTTTGTTGAACGCCGCGCCGAGACGGTTGGCCATCATCGACGTGTTCTGCATAGACTGCACGGTCGTCTTGCTGGTCTGTGCAACCCGCTTCAAATCCGCGTCTACTTGTTTTAGTCCTTGCCCGGTGTACGTGAACCCGACAGTGGTATTCAGATCAGCCATTTCGCACCTTCATCCACGCGGCATCAATCCGCTTGATTGCATCGACCTCCCACCCGACGAGGCCGACCCCGGTGAGGCGATTATACGCTTCAATCGCTTCAAAAGCTATCGGTCCGGGTGCCATGCCTATCTGCCGCCCTGAACTTAGATTGTAAAACACAGTCATGAGGTACTCGAACCCCTCAGGTATTTCCGGCACATCCAGTTCGGGGGGCATCCGTCCTGTCGTCTTGTGGACGACTTCCAGATGCTCCCGCATCGTCACTCCGTTCGCGTCAACCTTACTCAATCCGAAGTGCGCTTCGGCGGCTTCGATCAACCGGTTGACGCGACGGACAAAAAATTCGCACGCTCATGGACGAACTTATCCACCTGATCCTTGATCCAAGGCTGGTCTACATACAGCTTGCGTATCGTGTTCGCTTCGCATTTCGGGTTTTTCCCGTCGAGTTGTAGGTGCCAGTCCACCGTCACGGCGACTAGCATCTCCAAAGCGAACTTTTCGCCGTCCTCGAACGACGTGGCTTTCTCCAGCAGCAACTTCCGGCGCATATCGAAGATCGCCTTTTTGTATCTGTTCGTCTCCGGTCCATATACGGTGATAGACATGGGGTCTCCGTTATCATCCGTCAGTACCTCGTCCTTGAGAGGGTGCATCAGATCGAGGGTCGCGGTCTCGTTCGCAGAAATATGTTTCAAGTCCATATCGGGTTCCTTGCTTGTGCCGGGTTCAGAGGGAGGCGGGGCTGGGAGAGAACCCGACGTAAACTCCCAGCCCCTACGACCGGTCGGTCGATTACGACTTCGTCAGTTTGATGTTCGTGCTGTCCGAAGCGTCGTACAGTGCGACGAACGGCAGTGAGATGATCCGAGACTGCGGATCGGACACTGGTACATCCGCGCCGTTGTATTTTACGTTCGGGAAGTCGAACGTGTATGTCGACCCTGATGCCGGGTCATCGAGAACAACTTGCAGAGACGACGAGGTCTCGTTGAGGAACTTATTCAGAAGGCTCTCGTCCTCATAGTACGCCGACACCGTCCCCTCCACGACTGCCCGACCGAACTCAAGCTGTGAGGTCGTCGAACTACCTACGGTGAACGTCGGAGCGAGCGAGTTCGTCAGCGTGAAGTCGAGCGCCGTGACGGAAGCGATGCTCGACCCGCCTTCCGAGATCGACCCGGAGTAGCTGTCGAACGGCTCGCCGCCACTGGCTGCGGTCGGCGAACTGTCGAGGCTGGTCGCCGACTGCGTCAGGTCTTGCCCGACAATCGAAAAGGTCGTCTGCACCATCTGGTTCGGAGCGATGCTAACAGACATGGACGACACGCCGCAGCCGACCATCTGGCGATACTCAGAGATGTCCTCTGCGCCGTCCTCGATGGTGAGGAACTGCTGGCTGGTGCCGACGGTGAGGACGCCGCCGCTGGTGAATGTGTTGAAGAACGCGCTCTCCAGCAAGTCGTCATAATCGGTGTCCCGCAATTCGACGGTGATGTCACCGGCGACGTTGCGGTTGCCGTGACGGTCCACACGCGGGATGCGGTCGGATTGGATTTCCTCACCAGTGACGCGCTGCTTCACGAGCGAGAGCGAGTGCGTGTTGTAAGGCAGTGTAATCATGGACGGCGCGGACGGAGTAGCCCCGAAAGAACTTTCGACGACATAAGTCAGCGACGACCGTGAACCTTGAGCGAATGCCATGTTTCAGGTCTCCTACTAGCTGCGATAAGAGTACCAAGCGACCGACACCGGCACCTGATACCACGGGCTGTCTACTAGCCCTTGTCCGCGTTCCGAGTATCGAAAACGCACATTTGTCGAGTTGACCGTGAGGACATCATCGACGGTGAAAGCGGCACGAACGGCATCTGCCAACGTGTCCGCGCCATTCGCCCCATTGCCTTCCGGGGCGAATATATCAACGAGGAACAAGCCCTCGTACAAAAGTTGTGGAGAGGCTCCACGGACCGCTGGGCGCATCGCCGACGGGACAATGTTCATCCGCGCCCACGTCGTTCCTTCAGTCGGCTCGAAGCGGACATTCTCCCACGCCCGGTTGCTGCTGTTGGGGAATCCGGACACAGTGATGACTTGTTGTTCGAGTGCGGAACGGATGTCGGTCATCGCTGTCATCGTCTAAACCCCCTGATGCGGGTCGCGGTTAGCTGCGCCACCTGTTTGACTTGGCTCAACGTCTTACGCACGAATGCCCTCGGAGCCATCCTCGACGTACCATACTCGACGAATTTGGCGTACCGTGCCCCGTTCAAAAAGTATAACGTGTCCCCGACTTGCATCGTAGAGAGCGTCAAATTTGCTTGAGCGACGGCTTGCTGCCCTGATTTGTCAGGCGTCCTCGCGGTCCCCCTCCGATCTGCCGGGTTCGGCGTCACATACCACGAATTGCATAGGAACCCTTCTTGTACTGGCGTATTCTGCACAGCCTTCTCCATCAGACTCTGCCCGTATTCGCGCAGATACGTCTCCAAAGTGACATCCATCTCCTTGGCCCAGCGTTCAACGTCATCTGCGAAATCAATGGCTTTTAGCATTATTCACGCACCTGACAGATATAAACGGCGTTCACATCCGACGGCTTCGGCTTCTCCACTGTCACGATGCGGACATTGTTGCCTTCGCCGATTAGTAGGTCACTCGATTGCGGCGTCTTAGTGAGCGCCGCCCCGCTGGCGTCGACCGCAGAGATGATCGCCTTGCGGTCGCCCCGCTGGATCGTCGTGCCGTCGATCTCGTTCAGTTCGTAATTAGCGAAGTAGCCTCGGACGGTCTCGTCGTCGTTCGAGGATGCGCCGGTCGTCCCCGTTGCTGGATTATAAGTGCCTTCCACGACCCGACGAAACGTCAAGTCATAGCCGAACTCGTCCATCAGTTTGCGGACCTGTTTCTGCATATACGAACCGATGCTCATATTTCGACATCCCACGGTTTAGGCGTGCCGTGAAAGCATATGATATTCGCTGCGTCCGGCACGCCGTCTTTACAGTGTACTTTATAGCTCACAATTCCGTCGTTGTCGTTAAAGCATTTAATATCGTCCGCGTAATCGCGTATAAACCCCTGATCGCCCCACCGACCGGGCGTCCTGTATTTCTTCATATGCGCCTGCGGGTCCTTGCAGAACTGGTCGAATACACCCTTCGGCGCACTTCCGTTCCAAGCCATCAAACCCGAGCCGTAATCGTGCCGCTTGTAGAAGTCTCGGAGCATAGTGAAGCTCGTCTTGAATACGGGGTCGAATGATCCACGAACAGTCGTGTCCAAGTCGATATAGACCACCTGACCATCGAATAATCCGGGGCGGAATAGTTCTATCTTTGACCACCAGCCGGGCCACTTAAATATCAATGGCACCGTAGTGCATTCTAGCTCTACGTCGGACAGGCACACGAACGCTACGTCCGGCATATACCGCTCGACTTGTTGTTGTAGCCGATATACGTGCTCCGGGCCGTATGAACCGCCTGATCTTAAAACGGAGACAACGGATCGCATTTTATTGCCTCGATCATTTTAGGGAACGTGTGCTTCTTCCACTGCTCATATACTAAACGATCCGCTTCGCTGCTTCCACGCTGGTTAGATGTTTCGTCGCGGTTTCCCGTCTTCACATAATGATGATGCACGCCGCCGCAGTCGGAGATATAGATGGCGTTTCCGAGTGCGCCAGCGATGTCCGTCCATGCGT